CTCGAGCGAATTTTTAAATTATGGAAAATTGATAATATGGTGTGGAAATCGAGTCCCTACTGAAACAAAGAGGTACTCAAGAGCAACTGGGACCAGTAACGACCAATTACCGGGTCTAGGCACCCAATTGTCCGCAGTGGGAACCATTTGCCTCACATCGGCCCAGTCTCTTCACGATCTGAGAGGACCTGTGGCTATGTTTCTGCACTTGGGGAAAATCATTACCAGAATGAGTCTTCACTATAGCCCGGCAGCAAGAGGGTCATACCTCAGTGATGTTGACGGACTTCCAATGGGGAGACAAATCAACTGGTGGTTGAGATGTCTTTTTTTGGATCCGTGTTTGGGAGGAATAGGAGGAATGTCATTGAATAGATTTCTGATAAGGGGTTTTCCGGACCCCGTGACAGAGGCTCTATCTTTTTGTAAAATCGTAGCCATCAATTCTATAGAAAACAGCATCAAACAACTGTTCTGGTCTTTTGGAAGCCCCAAGTTAAGGAAATACACAGACAATGATTTTCCCAAACTGATCGAATCCCCCACAAGTCTGAATCTCGTCAGAGGACTAAGCGGACCCAACGTGGTGAGAGAGACCATCAAACGGTCTTTAATATCTTTGGCTCCCTCTTTTCTCAACCCTTTGTTTAAAAACGGATTCATCTCATATACTAGTGAAGAGTCAGATTTGATGAATTTTCTCAAATCTTGCTCCCCAGTCTTCCCCAGATTTTTGAGCGAATTCAGAAATGCTACAATAGTCGGATTAACAGAAGGATTGATAAACTTGTTTCAGAGTGCAAAATCAATAAGAAACCTCGTCAAGAAAAACCTCTCCTCTAACATCTGCAATTTGCTGGCTGGAGCAGAAGTGGGCTCCATTAAGTTGATGATGAAACCCATCACCAGATACGAGACTTGGGAATGTTCGAGCGAAAGGGCAGATTTATTGAGAAGCTCCAGCTGGGCAGCACAGCTCGTTGGGACTACTATGCCTCATCCTTCGGAACTAACCATGAAGAGGAGACCCGGTCATCCTGACTGTTCGGATTGCCTCAACGGCAGTAATGAATACTTGGTAGTTTCTTGCCCTTCGGGCTTTTACAAGAATCTGTCCGAAAGAGGACCACTGTGTCCCTATTTGGGGTCCAAAACATCGGAATTAGTCTCTGCTTTCTCGTTCTGGGAGAAGAAATCTAATGACCATTTCATCCGAAATGCTGCAGAGCTGAGAAGAGCCATTTCATGGTTCGTCAAGGGGACATCCAACCTAGGAAAATCGATTTTTGATCTGCTGACATTTTACACGGGTGAGTCTTGGGACGACGGCCTGGTAGATACTCAAAGAACCGGGTCGCCTCTTCATAGATTCAAAAACCCGCGAGTCAGTGATGGAGGATTCGCTGCTGTATCTACCAACACTTTAACTTGGTTATGGGTCACCACAGACACTCTCGGAGGCATCAACGAAATCAACTTCGACTTCATGTATCAGGGACTGATACTGTATGGACAACAAGTCGCCTCCCAAGGTATATTGAAGAACGGATTTCCCGGAACAAGTCATTTCCACGTCAGCTGTAAAACTTGCCTGAGAGAAGTTCATGACATAACAGTTGATAGCTCCTATGTCTATCTCCCAAATTCCAATTGGAAAGATACGATCACTGAAATGGGATATGTTCCAGGCAGTGATACTACAGTGGTTCCGAATCCCAAACTCACTTTGATGTCCTGTTCTCAATGGACTGCTGAAGAGGCATCTTACAGATTGGGTGTGGTGATCGGAGGTGTATTTTCGGTGTTGAAAAATCAGTCTTCAGCTTCAGGCGACTCCTCGGACTTGTTCCACAAAAGCGGCGGAAGAAGACTAGTGGCATCAGCCTATCTTTGGGGTCTGCTAGATGGACTCAGCATCGGAGCCAGCTTGGAGTGCTTGTACAGAAGAATCAGCCTGCAAGAAAAGAATCCAGCTCTCATATATTACGGTAGTGTGCTCTGGTTGATAAAAGAAATATCTTGTAGTGGCGGTCTGTTACACTATCTAGACAGCAAGAATTTTAGGGATGAGTTGTATCTCAGGAGTCACAAGGTGTCTAAGACCTATCCCTCTACATCCTCTGACCTGTCTGGCGCCCTGAGAGATTATCTTTTTGGGATACTCAAGCTGTCCCGAAACAAAAAGCATCACTACAAAAAGTGGACCGGAAACCTGATACTTACTTCCGACACGCTCGGCGCAGACATCTCTGTACAACTGATTGGAGGTTGGAGAACCAAGAAAATCCTCGATGAAGACAATCTGAAGCCCAAGACTCTCTTGCAACTGGAGCACATAAAAGATTGTGTATCAAACTTCTGCTCAAGAATCCCTGTGGAAACGTCATTACTAGTCAGGAAGTTGGTCCCACTTACAGGGAAAATCAACCATCTGTTGGGGTTTGTGGAGGAAACCGGACGGAAAATTCTTAGTCTCAATGTACTAGAAGAAATTGAATCAGTAGTTGAGCTGGAAAAATCATCATCAGAGGGGGTGATCTGGAAAGACTATCAAGCAGTATGGGAGGATCCGTTCAAGATGGACTGTCGAACCTTTAGAGGAGCCACAGAATTGGGTGACATCAGAGTTCATCAAAACCTTGGAATACTGTCAGCTCGATGCTATGATCCTGTGGGAACCAGAACTGGGAAAATCATCGCAGGGCATCCCGCGTTAGATTCAAAAGATAACATAATGATACTAGGAGATAATTCTGGAGGAGTAGTGTCTAGCATCTTGAGAATGAGGGATGTCACAACTTGTCTTCACATTCCGACAATAAGATACACTGAAACACGGCTTCAGGGAGTATCCCCAGGTGTGCCCGAGCTTATATCGATACTTCCAAAATCACTGCAAGACAAGTGCAAAAATTTGTCAGGATGCTGGGAAAATCCTCAATCTCCAACCACTCGAGAATATTGGGAATTTGTGGACAGATTAGTCAAAGGCTTGACCAAGAAGCCTGATTGTGTCATTGTTCTGTTCCCGAATCAAGAATCTATCAACAACGAATT